ATGAAAATGAAGAGGGTCGCAAACAACGTGGCGCTTCAAACGATCGGCTACGTAATTAGCGGATTTACGAACGTGTATATCTACGTTCGGGAATGCGGCTATCAGAAGCGGGACATTTACAGGGGCTTGTATAAGCACTTCGCGCACGACGAAATGAACAAATACGCATATTGCAAGATCACGGAGCTTCGCGCCGATGAAAACGTGCTTTACATCGGCATTGAAGAGTAACGCGGGAAAGGAGCTATTCGGAATGAGTACAACACGATACAAAATCCGTTTATGGGAATACGACGGCGAAGCGTCCGTCGCAAACGCCGTTACCTTCGACAGCTTCGCAGAAGCGGAAGCGCGGTTCAATGATCTTCGAGTTTCGGAGGAAATGCCGTGCGTTGAGTTCATCAAAGAGCGGATCGCGAACGGGTGCATTATCGGCGACGAAGTTTTGAACGTTCGGCAGTTCGCTTCGGTATTTGACGCTATCACGAAGGACAAGCCCACGCTGGCGGGTTTCCTTCGTTCCCTTCCTTGCATTGAAGCGCCGTGGGACGCGGCTTTTCAGAAGCGTTATTGCTCTTCCTGCACGGCGGAGAATTGCGACGCTTGCGCGAATGAGAAGTTCCGGAACAATCCGGAATGGTGGCTTTCCCTTCCGGCGGCGGAGGTGGAACAATGACGGCGGATCGGGCGCGCGGGGCGCTTGCCGTCCTGCAAGACGCGGACGGGAAGTTTATTTGCGAAGTGCCTTGCGGTTACATAGTCGAGCAGACAGCCAGCACACACAAGCCCCGGCGGATACAGGCACAACGACGGCGGCGGGCAATGCTTCGCCGTCGCGTCGCCCTTACGGTTGCATTGCTGACCGTTGCCGCCCTTCTTGCGGCGCTTATGCCATGGAGCGGGAGCGGTGCGGCGGACAAGCCGAAGGACACGACCGCCGGAACGCTTGAAGAGGTACACCAGCCGACCGCCGTTCTTCTTCCTTCGAGCGGGACGGTGGCGGAATATGTGCCGAACGCGGCGGAGGTTGAAGCCCTTGCAAAGCTGATCTACGGCGAAGCGGGGATCGTTCCTTCTACGACGGAGCAAGCGGCGGTTGTATGGTGCGTTCTGAACCGCGTTGACGATCCGCGCTTCCCCGACACGGTGCTGGAGGTTATCGAAGCGCCCTATCAGTTCAGCGGCTACGATCCCGAATATCCCGTGAAAGAGGAATTCGCCCTTCTTGCGGCGGACGTGCTGACACGATACCGCGCGGAGCGGGACGGCGAAGAAAACGTCGGGCGGGTGCTTCCGGCGGAATACTGCTTCTTCACGGGCGACGGGCGGCGCAATCACTTCACGACGGAATGGAAAAGTACGGATTGCTTCGGCTGGACGCTTGAAAGCCCGTACACAGATTGAAAGGAGCGGCACACATGAAGGACAACAAAAGCGGCTGGCAGTTCCCGAAGGCGCTTGAAATTATCAAGTGCAAGGAAGGCAACAAAGAGTTTATGAAGGAGCGTCCGGCGCGTCGCCCGTTCGGAAACACCGTGCTTATTTGCGAATACCCGATCGACGACACGGCGGCGGAAGAGCCGAACGCGAAGTTGATTACATGGCGGCTTGCGAAGCGCGCCGCGCGGGACTTCTTGCGCGTTTCCTTTATGCCTTCGGCTATCGTATCGGCGGCGACGCATGGCGGGAAAACCGCCGTCCGCGTCTACGGTAAATATTAAAACACACGAAAGGAGCTATTCAATTATGTTCAGCAAGAAAAAGACCGAATGCCGCGTTTGCGGCTATCGCTTCACACCGGAGCGGGAAAACATCTACACGGCGGAAGAACCGCGTTCTATGGCGGATATGCTGACGAAAGCGCCGACGCGCTTTTCGGCGGTTGATTGTCCGGTTTGCGGTTGCCAAATCGCGCTGGCGATCCGCGCGCCGCGCATTGACTTTCCGGCTATTGTAGAACGGCACGACGCGGACGCAGAGGAAACGGAGGGCGGCGAAGATGAAGATTAAAAGTATCGCCGCTATATGCAAAAAGAACAAGAATATTGCAATCTTCGAGCGGTACAGCGACGACGGCGACATATTAACGCAGTACATCGGCGACGGATCGGCGGTTTATCCGGTTGTCGGGCTTCCCCAGCTTGACAAAGAAAGCCTTTTAACGATCTTCGACGTTCCGGAGAAAGACCGCGATAATTACTTCGTGAAAACGCTGGGCGTTCCGGCGGGTATCAGTTTCGAGGACACAGACGAAACGGAAAGGCACGTCGAGCGGGAAGGAATTTCGATCATCTATTCCGGACGAACCTTGAAGCCGATCCGCACAACGCGCGGGCTGGTATTCATCGAAAGCCGCTATCTTTCGCCCGTTGCTGACGTGCTGGACGTGCTGGAGCTTTACGAACGCCGCACGGCGGAGGGAACGCCCTACATCGTCGCGAAGGCGGGCTTCCTGCTTCAAGCGGTGATTATGCCGTATGACGTTATCAATCAGCAGTTCGTGGAGAGCTTGCAGGACTTAACGCGGGAATGCGAATTTTCCCTTTCCGAAAAGGAACGCAGGGAGCGCGAAGCCCGCGACCGCTTCACATTCACAGAACCGGAACAATGTTCCTTGAACGTTGATCCGGACACGGGCGAGGTTGTCGAGGAAAGCGAGGTGGCGGACGAATGAACGCGGCGCTTCTATCCTCTAAAAATATGTGCTGGTGTACGCCGCAAGACTTCTTCGACAAGCTGAACGCCGAATTCGGCTTCGTGCTTGATCCGGCGGCGACCGACAAGACGGCGAAATGCTCTTTGTATTACACGCCGGAAACGGACGGGCTTTCGCAAAGCTGGGATCGCGGCGGCGCGGTATTCTGCAATCCGCCTTACGGACGCGAGATCGGCAAGTGGGTTCAAAAGGCTTTCGAGGAAGCGCGGGGGGGGTATCCGATTGTTTTACTTATCCCAGCGCGGACGGATACGGCATATTTTCACGATTACATTTACGGGAAAGCGGAAATCCGCTTCGTGCGCGGGCGGCTACGGTTCACGGACGACGACGGGAACGCCGCCGATCCCGCGCCCTTCCCGTCAATGGTAGTTATCTATAACGGGGAGCGGGTGGAGAATGAATAACCGACAGGAAAAGCCGCCATTGAAGTGCTTGCTGGGCATTGATCCGGAGAAAACGCAGAAATGCAAGCCTTCGGAATGCGCTTCTTGCGGCTGGGAAGCGGCAGAAGCCGCACGGCGGCGGGAGTACGTGAAGGAACACGGCTTGACGCTATGCGCCGACGGCTTCCGGCGGCTGATTATTAGGAAGGAGAAAGACATGGCAACACCTTATAAGGAATGCCCGCTTTGCGGCGCACATCTTGACAGCGGCGAAAAGTGCGAATGCCGCGCCGAGGAAATCGAAACGGTGCATTCGCAGAAATGCGCTTGCGGGCTTACGGAACAGGACGTTGAAAGCGGCTGGGAATGCCCGCTTGATAATCCGAACGAAACCGTCGAACGTTGCGAAGATTGCGCTTTTGCAAAAGAAACCGATTGAAAGAGAGGGTAAAGACAATGACAATTAACGAGTTTGCGGCAGAGGTTCACAAGAACGCCGTTGAACACGGCTGGTGGGAAGGCGAAAGAACGTTTCCGGAGATCGTGGCGCTTATTCATTCGGAGGTATCCGAAGCGCTGGAGGAATACCGCGACGGGAAGCCGCTTCTTTATTTCCCTTGCAACGCTGGCGGGGTTTGTTGCGAAGAGGACGGAAGCGCGCATTGCGGAAGCCGCCCTTACGATCCGGAAAATCCGAACGCCCGTTGTTCCGCGCAGAGCAAGAAGCCCGAAGGGATCGCGGCAGAGCTTGCCGACGTGATTATTCGCGTTCTTGATTATTGCGCGTATGCCGGAATTGACATTGAAAACGTGCTGGAGGTAAAGCACGAATACAACAAAAGCCGCCCGTATCGGCACGGCGGCAAGAAGTGTTAATCATGGCGGAGCGGGTGAACCACCCGCCGCATTACAACGCGGGCGGGATTGAGTGTATCGACGCGCTGGAAGCCGCAACAAGCGGGCTTCAAGGTATCGAAGCCTTTTGCACAGCGAACGCGATCAAGTATTTGTGGCGCTGGAAGCTAAAAAACGGTGAAGAGGACTTGCAAAAGGCGGTTTGGTATATCAACAGACTTATTCAACGAGCGGGCGCAGACAGCGCCGCAGGAAAGGAGCTATTCAATATGAAAGAGAACAAACACGGCTTCGAGCCGAAACAGGAATTCACAATGGGCGGGATCGCTTGGACGGTCATTCAGACGGGCGCGGATTGGGTGAAGTGCATTACTTCCGATTGCATCGAGGAACGCGCCTTCGATGAAGGGAACAAGAACGACTTTGCCGCTTCTTCCCTTCGCGCCTATCTGAACGGCGAATTCTTGCGCCGTCTGATTAAGGCGGGCGCGCCGGAAGAAATGTTCGAGTATTTCAACATCGACTTGACCGCCGACGACGGCTTGAAGAATTACGGCGGCGATCGCGTCCGGATCGGGCTTATCACTTGCGAGGAATACCGCCTTTTGCGCGGCAACATTCCGGCGCTTCCGGATCGTTGGTGGTGGACGGCTACACCGGACAGCCCGATAAATTCTTTCGTCCGCAGCGTCTATTCGGACGGCTCTTTGAGCATCGTCAGCGCGTGCAGCGGCCACGGTGGCGTTCGCCCGCTTTGCAATCTCAAATCTGAAATCTTGGTATCGCTTTTGTTCGTAACAGGGACAAGGACAAGGAAAGCAATGTGA